CAAATAATTATATGGCTTGTGATATTACAGCAGGTAGAGAAAAGGCTTGTAAACAAGGTTTAGGAGGTATTGGGAAACTATATCTTTTTAACTTTGTCGAAAATCCTTTCACGGTATTGGCAGGGGTTGCGACTGCAATCAATCCACTCCTTACAACAGTCTTTGAGTATGAACTTGAAGGAGATGGAAATAATGTAGCTGAGTCTTTAGTACCAGATAGAAACAATGGTACGACAGTCAACACACAAACAAGTACTTTTGTACTTAAGAAAATTGACGCAGTTACTTCGGCTCAAATGAACATTTTAGCTTACGGTTTCCCTATGGCAGTCGTAAAAGATAGAAACGGTATATTTCATGCTATCGGAATCGATGATGGTATAGATTTTACAGTTGCACAGTCAACTGGTGGAGCAAAGGCAGACTTAAACGGTTACACGCTTACGGGTGTTTCTACAACAGGTTCTCTTTCTCCTAAATTAGACGCTACAACCGTAACAGCATTTTTGGCTTTGGTTTAATTCTTTTTTATTTTTCTATTTAAAACCCATAATTAATTTATGGGTTTTTTGTTACATCATAATTAAATATAAAACCTGACTTAATAGCGTTTAATATTTCTATTGGTTTTTCATTTTTCAAACAGAAATTCATGGCTAAATCATATCTTTCAGTATAAGAATCTTTTTCATTTATCTTTTCATTGAAAAATATATACTTTATATTAGGTCTTGGAAAAATCAATGTGGGTGGTTGATTATATTCATTTAATCCGAAAACTAAAGGATTTTCAAAATTATTATCTTTAATAAAATATACGGTAGTTCCTCCATTTTGCATACAGTTAAAGTTCGCAGAAGTATAAATGTGATTAAATGTACATGGCACGAAAAAACTACTTTCTTCTGAATTAAAACTTCCACTTTTAAAAACAATACCAACAGGATTATTGTTTAATATATTTTTAGCTTGTTTTTCAGCAGTTGCATTCCATTTATTTTTGCTTATAAATCTATACGGTTTATAGCCGATTTCTATTAATGTTTCTGTAAAATTCATAATATTATAAATTAAAAAAGACCCTACAATTAAGTAAGGTCTTTTAGTTTTTAAATAGACACGTACATCTTCATACGTTTATGTTTGGCAAATATATAAAAATATTTTAGTTTCGTAACAAAAAAGCGGTTTTTTTGTTTTTAATATATGAAGAAAGTTGACCCAAACGATACTACACATTTAATCGCAATTATACCTCGTTACTATGCTGATGGTGAAATCGATTTGTTTTTATATAATGAATTAACGCAAGTAGAAACTACATTGACTCCTATTTACGTTACGCAAAACGGTATAATGACATTAACTTTTGATTTTAATTTTTCTGAAAACGATAAATATCAGGTTAAAATAACAGATGCCAACGGTATAATTTACAGAGATAAAATTTTTGCAACTTCTCAAATAACACAAGATTTTAAAGCAACAAACGACCTATACTTTTATGAGTAACGATATAAGATTATTACAACTAAGCAACTATGTTAGACCTAAATTAGAGGAAAATAAGTCTAAGAATTGGGTATTAAACGGCAAACAAAATTCATTTTATCAATATGTTATTGATAGGTTTAACGGTTCGCCTACTAATTCGGCAATTATAGATTCCTATTGTAATTTGATTTACGGTAGCGGTTTACGTTCTAAGAATGTGAATACAAGCGCTTGGATAAACTTTGTTTCTCTTTTTAGTTCAAAAGAATTACGTAAAATTATTTCTGATTTTGAGTTGTTTGGTGAGGCATCTATTCAAGTAATTAAATCAAAAGACAAAAAAAGTTTAGGCGCTATATACCATATTCCAAAACAACAGATAGTACCCTGCATAGAGAATGAAGATGGTATAATAGAAACTTATTGGTATTCTAAGGATTGGAGCAATCCGCAAAAATACACACCCGTTCCTTATCCTGCTTTCGGAACTTCAAAAGAAGATATCGAAATTTATTGTATTAAACCATATAAGGCTGGTAAAAACTACTTTTCAGACCCTGACTATTTAAGTGCATTACCTTATGCTGAAATGGAGGAAGAACTTGCTAACTTTTATATTAATTCAATTAAAAAAGGGTTAAGTGCTGGCTATATTATTAATATTCCAGACGGTGGTACTTATTCACCTGAAGAAAAAGATGACTTAGAAAACAAAATAAAAGCTAAATTAACAGGTTCGCCAAACGCTATGAACTTTGTTATTAGTTTTAATGGTAGAGATGCTGAAATTACCGTAATACCTTTTCCTGTAAATGATGCACAGCATAAACAATGGGAATATCTTACAGGTGAAAGCAGACAGCAAATAATGACAGGTCACAAAGTTGTAAGTCCTAAATTATTTGGTATTATGTCAGAGGGCGGATTAGGCAATAACGCAAACGAATTAGACGAGGCGGAGGCTCAATTAATGAAACGTGTAATACAACCAAAACAAAGATATATAACCGAAGCATTAGAAGAAATCCTAACGTTTTATAATATTAATTTAGACTTATATTTCGTTCCGTTAACTGAACAAAAAGCAGTACAAATGCACTCACACGACGAAAAAAAAAAGAGTGCTTTAGATGAGTTTTTAGGAATGGGTGAAGATGAAGATTTAAACGAATGGGATATTATAGATGAAAGGGAAGTCGACTATGAAGATGAAGAAAAAATTGATTTGCAATTAGCCACAACAGGAACTGCAAACCCGAACGCAAAAAGTGCGCAAGATAGCGACATATATAAAGTAAGGTATAAATACACAGGTTCAAATAATCCTCAAAGGGAATTTTGCCAAAAAATGGTAAGTGCATCAAAGATATATCGCAAAGAAGATATTATTGCAATGGGTAGTAAATCGGTAAACGCAGGATGGGGACCAGAGGGAGCAAACACATATTCAATTTGGTTATATAAAGGCGGTGGTGATTGTCACCATAAATGGTATAGAGTGATTTATGCTAAAAAAGACAGAAGCAAAAATCCTGATGTTAACAGTCCGTTATCGGTTGAAGTTACGCCAGCTCAAACAAGAAAAGAAAATAAATTTATTCCAGAAGCAAATAATAGCTTAGTTTATAAAGAGCCAAAAGATATGCCTTACAATGGGTTTTTACCAACAAATAAAAGATTTCAATAATGGCAGAATTATTATTCATAACACCTAAAGAAATGACAAGCTCAACAATATTGAGTGGAAATACAGATACGGATAAATTTGTTTTTTGTATTGCAAATGTACAATTAACAACTATCGAACCATTACTTGGTAGCCAATTATATGATAAGATAATTGCTGATAAAACAGCTAATACCTTAAGCGGTTTGTATTTAGAATTATACAATGATTTTATTAAGCCAATTACCAAAAATGAATCAGTAGCTCAATACATAGAGATTGCCTCTTATATGGTCGATAACGCAGGAATTTATAAGCACACAGGTGATAAAATAGAGGTTGTAGACAAACAAGAAGTACAATTTTTAGCTGGTAAATATAAAAATATGGCTCAAATGTATGTGATTAGATTTAATAAATGGATTTGTAAAAATTACTTACCAGAATACAAATGTTACCAAGATGAAGTTAACGCTATTAAAGGAATGAATCTTACCGCAGGATGGAAATTATAAACGGATTTAATCGTAAATGTAAGGATGGAAGCTCAGGTGTTAGCAATATTTGGCTATTAAAATTTAAAAAATATAGTAGAAGTCAAATAGTTACTGATGGAAATTATTTAGTTTCTTTTCCTGAGACTTTTATATACGAATTTAACAGCGTTCAGAATCCAACACCTACGGAAACAATGGAAATAAATGAGGGAGGTAAGTTTTATAATCAAAGTATTTCCTTGACTTTTCCAACTGCAAGTACAAAAGATATAAACGAATTAAGTTCTTTAGAGTTCAGATTATTATTTAAAGATAACAACGGAAAGTATAGAATTTTTGGATTATATAACGGTTTAAATTCAGGGAACGTAACCTATACAACAGGCTCAGGAAAAAGCGATTTAAACGGTATTAAAATAGATTTTCAGGGCAAAGAAGAAGATAGTGCTTATTTTATTAGCGACTTAAATAGCGCAGGATTTATAGATATGGGAACGGACGAACCTTTCTTTTTCTTATATCAAAATGGCGACAGATTTTTATTACAAGATAGTAATTTCTTATTAAATTAAAAAATGGCAAATAAAAAATTAACAGATTTAACCGAATTAACTACACCTGCAGATGGTGACTTTTTGTATATAGTTGATGTATCAGATACAACGGAAAGCGCACAAGGTACGAGTAAAAAAATTCGTAAAGATAAGGTAGATTCTGGAGCAAGTAAAGAAAATATAGCAAACAAACAAAACTCCCTTGCTATTGATGGAACGGGAACTAAGTACCCGACAGTTGATGCGGTTAATGCTGTCTTACCTATTAATTATTCTAAAATAGTTTATGTAAACGCAACGTCACCGATAACAGCGACTATTTTTGATACTGAAAATCCACCTGTTACAAATGACAATTTATTAAAAAATGATGTTGCAAACTTATATATAGGTACAGATGCGAG